TACTAGTTCTGGCATCCACCCACATCATGCTAAACGCTATATTAGACACGTACAGGCTAACATTTTAGAAGCACCATACCTACACTTTAAAAGTTATAACCCGCAAGCGTGTGAAAAATCTAGTTGGTCGGCCAATAATACGGACGAGGTTATAAAATTTCCAATTGAGGTTCCGGATGGAGCTAAAACAAAAAACCAATTACCAGCAGTAGATATGTTATCTATTGTAAAAGATACTCAAAAGAATTGGGTCTATTCTGGTAAAAATAAAAGTTTATGCACTCAAGAATATTTGAGTCATAATGTTAGCAATACGGTTACTGTGAAACCAGACGAATGGGAGCAAGTTACTAAATATATTTATGATAATCGTAAATATTTTGCTGGGATTAGTCTAATTCCACAAAGCGGAGATAAAGATTATACACAGGCTCCATTTACTACCGTTTATACGAGCAGAGAAATTGTTAAGGAGTATGGAGATGCTGCTCTGTGGTGTTCTGGTTTAATTGAATTGGGATTAAATGCTTTTGATAATAATCTGTGGGCAGCCTGTGATTATGTAACATTAAATCAAGCCCATAAAGACCATCCCGAAGCAAAGCTTATGTTTGTTACTAAAATGAAGAATTTTGCTGGTAAATATTTTACTGGTGATGTTAAAAGATTAACATATTGCATGAAAGATGTTTATAATTGGAAAATATATTGTGATCTATATGAAACATATAAAAAAGTTGATTATACACAACTGTTGGAAACAGAGGATAATACTGCTGGGATAGAGGAAGTCAGTTGTGCTGGCGGAGCATGTTTGATTTAACTTCTATTTCAGAAAGGTAATAAATTGAGAAAAAATAAAAAGAAATTAAAGACAATTGATGCTACTAATGATATTCAGCCAAACTCAACAATCTATCGTAATAGATTAAAACCTAAAACTGAAAATCAAAAAGAATACATCAGAACAGTAGCCGAAAACACAATTACTTTTTGTCAAGGAGTTGCTGGTAGTGGTAAAACACATATCGCTGTTGGTATGGCTTTAGAGTATTTATTAGATGATAAAGTGAAAAAAATTATTATCACTAGACCAGTAGTAGAAAGCGGAGAAAAGATAGGTTATTTACCCGGTACAGCAGAAGAAAAATTACATCCATATCTATTACCTTTATTGGATGAAATTTATCACTTTATACCAACAGCAATGTATGTGTCGCTAAAGCTAAACAACAAAATTGAAATTGTGCCATTGGGACTAATGAGAGGTCGTAATTTTCATAATAGTTTTATTGTGGCAGATGAGTGCCAAAACGCCTCTTATGATCAGTTAAAAATGTTATTGACTAGAACTGGCAATAACAGTAAGATGGTATTAACTGGTGATATTAGTCAATCTGATCTTCATAGAAGTATGCGTGGTGGGTTTATTGATCTTATAACATATCTAGAGAATCTTGAACAAATTGGCGTGGCTCGGTTAAATAATAGTGATATAGTTAGAAATCCAATTATTGGTAAAATTCTAGATAGACTAGAACAACACGAAAATGAAACCCAAAAATAGTCGATGTTTATTATTAAATGCTGATTTTACACCATTGTCTATTATTGATTGGCAAAAAGCAGTAATATGGCATATGAGGTATCAGAATAATAATAAGTATGGTATTGATATTGTAGACTTTTATACTGATGACTTTATAGCTGGAGTCAATAATAAAAGATATCCTATACCTTCTGTGGCTAAAACTAAAAGATATTTTAGAATTAGTCATCAATCGGTTAATTTTTCTAGAAAAAATATTTTTATTAGAGATGATTATACTTGTCAATATTGTAATAAAAAATTTGATTTTAGTCATTTAACTTATGATCATGTGATACCAAAGTCTATATGGAATTATAAAAAAGGATCTCCTACTAATTGGACAAATATTGTGACCGCTTGTGTTGAGTGCAATAGGAAAAAGGGCAATAAAACACCCAAACAAGCAAATATGGAACTTAAAGAATTCCCAATAGCTCCAACCAAAAATATCAAATACTTGCCTGTAGCCCACCATCTGTATAAGATAAGAGAAGACATTCCAGAGGAATGGCGAATTTATTTACCGGAATCATATCAATTTTAATATGCCAAATTATTCATATCAGTGTCTGGATTGTAAAAGTAAGTTTGAGTTATTTTTCTATATTAAAGGCTATCAGGAAAAACCTAAATGTATTAAATGTAACAAAAAAAATACAGAGAGAATGTATATCCTTGATGTAGCATCTCAGTCCGCATCTGTTAAAAAGATGGATAGTGAACTCAAAACTATTGGAGATTTAGCAAGACGGAACTCTGATAGATTGAGTGAAGATGAGAAACAACATCTATATAAGAAACATAACGAATACAAGGATGAGCAATATCAGAAACCATTACCAACTGGTATGTCAAGAGTTAAAAAACAACCAAAAATTAAGTGGCCGGGATCTACTGGGCTCAAAAAGAAAAGAGATATTAAAAAATGAACTACGAAGACTTTAGTATTAATCATAAAAAAGATACAAACGTTAATGAATCTACTGAGTCAGATACAGAGTACTATACTATTATAGGTAAGCATCAGTTTATTGATGCTAATAAAAACCCAAGATGCAATACAGAAACTTCAGAAGTTTGTGCTAAAAAAGTGACTAGCCAAGCAGCAACAAAGTTTTATATTAAAACGGGTGTTTATGGTAAAATTTATAATCCAATCGGGATGTTTTCAGAAGGAACCGCAGCAAAGTTTTTAGCCAGAGCGGGGAAAAAGGCTTGGGATTATAAACAAGTAAACTCTAAAGTATTTGATATGTATCTATCTTTTCTAAAAACAAAAAACAAAGCATGGTTAAATAATGCAGAAAGAGAGCTGAACTAAGATGAAACTATCCAAATCAACTTCGTATGCTATTAATTGGTTATATGCCAATGGATCCTCTATAGATGAAATTAGTGAGGAATTAAATATCACAACAGATAGCGTAAAAACATATATAGAAAAAAATAACATACAAAGCCATAGCACATTGGCTACTAAAAGTAAACCAGTCAAGTCCTCAAAAGATTTAATGATTACTCATACAAAAAATAAGAATACTAATAATGTTGCTATCATGACAAAAGAAGCGTCAGAGTTCAATGATCATGCAAAAAAGAAATTGAACGATTCAACCAACAACAAAAATATGGAACACATTTTTAAGCCAAATAAATGAAAAAATATTTGTCAAAATATTCTAATGGAAAAGATGTTACACCAGCTCAATTTATAGCGGAAATGGCATGTGAAAGAATAGCAAAGAAAAAGAAAAAAGATCTACATTATAGATTTTGGTTGTCTCCAGAATGGGAGAAAGAATACAAAGGACAAATAGCAGCAGCAAATAAATTGCTTACAAAGTATTCACCAAAAGATATTATCGACGGATTACTATCTACTGATGGTAGAAAAATTTATTCTTTGCGAGCGCCGCATCTGAAAGATATTATAGATAAAACGTCATCTAGTAAAACATCAGATGTCAAGCCTAAAACTATCGAAAGAAATTTTTTGGATACTGGTAAAAAATCAAACAACAGCAAAAACATACTAGACATATTAAAGGATATAGATAATGGCAGCAATTCAAGATAGTATCAAAAAAGACTTTGGTAATAACGTTATATTAAACGCTAATAGTATTATAGATAAAGCTACAATCACAATACCAGTAAGTCCAGCGCTAGATATTATTCTTAATGGTGGAATACCAGAGGGTAGTTTTGTTGTATTAACTGGTCAACCAAAGTGTGGTAAAACAACCACAAGTTTAGATTTCGCCGCCACTGCTCAAAAAGAAGAATACGCGCTATCTGAACCAAGAAATGTGTATTATCTAAACATAGAAGGTCGATTGAAGAAAAGAGATCTAGAAGGAATACCACATCTTAATCTGGATAGATTTAATATTATAGGATCTCAAACTGGTAAAATATTACACGCAGAGGAATATTTACAAATCGGAGAGAGACTAATTAATGAAGATCCGGGTAGTGTTATTATTATAGACTCATACTCAGCATTGTGTACCGAGGCTGAAATTACTAGCGATATGGATAAAATGCAACGTGCTGATGGTGCTAAACTATTGGCCAAGTTCTGTAGAAAAGTCGCTAATGTTATACCAGTTAATAAAAATATTGTTATTGGTATTACTCACTTAATGGGCAATCCAACTGGATACGGTGCTGAATTTAAAGAAAAGAGCGGCCAAGCAATCGCTTATCAAACTGATGTGAAGATGAGAGCCAAGACTTTTAAACCGTGGCTTCTGGGTGCAGATAATACGCAAATAGGACAAGAGGTAGAATGGCAGACCCTGTGTTCTGCTCTTGGGCCTCCGGGTGGAAATATTACGTCTTATATCAGGTATGGTAAGGGTATAGATAAAGAAATGGAATTAATTAATTTAGCTGTTGATATAGGATTAATTAATAAAGGGGGTGCTTGGTATACTATGTCTTTTATGAATGAAGGTGAAGAAAAAAATAAATTTCAAGGAACCGAAAAGGTTAGAAATTTTCTATTGGAGAATCCAGAAATATATACAACTTTATATGCAGAAGTTAAAAAGACCATGGGAATTAAATGAATATTAGAGATTTAGATGGTAATATAATATCTTGGCATATTACTGGCAATATAAGCAAAGATACCACAACTAAAAAATCTACTTATCATTTAAAAGCAAGAGAAATAATTAAAAAGATATTCCCAACTATGCAAATATTGGAAGAGGTTCCTGTTAGTGTTCGTAAGTCAGAAATATTATATCTAGATTTTTATATACCATTAAATAAAAAATGTATTGAGGTTCATGGAGAACAACACTATGAGTTTACTCCATTTTATCACGCTAATAAGTTATCTTTTCTAAAAGCACAAAAAAGGGATAAAGAAAAGAAGGAATGGTGCGAAATTAATGGTATTACATATGTTGAACTTCCTTATAATTTAATTAATGAATGGGAGCACAGAATTGCAAACAACTAAAGAACAAGTAGAACAATGGGATAAAGTACTTGACGAATACGAATCAAGTATAGGATTGGGTAAATATAGCGATGTTCACAATTTTACAGAGAGTGAGCTTAATGAATATTTTACTATGAGTAGAGATATGATAGAGAAATTAACGCCAGAAGATTGTGCTCAAATATCTTATAGACTAGCACAATACTCATTATTTCTACAAAGAACCGTAAACAGAGAAATAGCCAGACACAATTGGGCCGAAAGCACCGCTAAAGAAACAATCGCTGATGAAATAAATAATTATAAGGGATATGGTTTTGTTGAGAAATCTTTACAAGCTATTAAACATAATGACAAAGCATCTTCGCTCACAAAAATTCAAAAATATGCTAAACAAAGAATGGATAGGCTTTCATATTTAGCTAACAGTGTTAAAAACTTATCCGATATTTTACTTTCTGTACAAAGGACAAAGGTGAAACATGGCTCTTGATAATAACGATATAAAACAATTAATAGCTATTTTACAAAGAGGTTTAACCAATGAGAACGCTGATGAAGAAATTAGCGTTGAGCCACAACCTCCCAAAAATAAAAACAATATTAAAACCAAAAAGAGTAGAGTGACTAACGACAACGAAACTAATAAATTTCTTAGTCTAGGTTTTGATAAGCTTCATAAAGACGATAACGCAATAGATAAACTTTTACAAAAGAATCCTCCAACCGCTAGAAACAGAAACGTAAAGATATTGGATGTAAAATGTAGAGTTTGTGGAAAAGCCGAAAAAATCAGCGCCTCGCTTTTGCACGAAAGTCCAGATAGATATAAGTGTAACAAGTGCTGTTCATCCCCAGGTTGAGAGAGACTAAATGCTATCAGATCCGTCCGCAGAAAGAGCTTTATTGGCAACCATATGCAAATATGGTGATGAAGTGTTCGTTGAAGTTTCCGATTTAATTTCTGAAAACACATTCACAATTGATAGCAATAAGATTATATATCTTTGTCTAAAAAGAATTTTTGAGACAAATAGCAAAACAATAATTGACATAGGTATAATATATTCAACAGCCAAAGATCTTGGCTTTGATCATATTTTAAACAAAAAAGAAGAAGCACAACATTTAAAAGCAGTTATAGATTTTCCAGCAAATAAAAACAATGCTGTTACTTTTGCTGCTAAAGTTAAAAAGCTTGAGATTGCGAGAAAACTATATAAAGAATTAGACGAAACTAAGGATAAAATCCTAGATGTTGCTGGAACAGAAAGCATCAATCAAATATTGAGCATAGCAGAAGATGCTATATTTAACTTTACAAATAAGTTGGTGGATAGCGATAATGCTCCTAGTCATGTGTCTAATGGTCTTGATGATTATATTAATAATCTAATAGAAAATCCAATTAATCAAGTTGGTATATCCACAGGATTTCCTGTTTATGATGCTTCTATTGGTGGAGGTTTAAGAAAAAGCACAATTAATGTTATAGCAGCCAGACCAAAAACTGGTAAAACATTATTGGCTGATAATATGGGTTATCATATAGCACATAATCTTAAAATACCGGTCTTAAATCTAGATACAGAAATGACAAAAGAAGACCATCTTAATAGATTGATAGCTATGATTACAGAAATAGAAATTAATAAGATCGAGACTGGTAAATTTACTGAATCTTCTGTTATGAGAGATAAGATTAATAAGGCCATTCAAGACTTGAAGGACACTCCTTTATATTATAAACCGATACCAGGAAAACCATTTGATGAACAATTAGCTATAATGAAAAGATGGATTGTGAAAGAGGTTGGTTTAAATAGCGATGGTTCAGCGAAACCTTGTGTAATTTTTTATGATTATTTGAAACTCATGGATACTCAAGGAATGAGTCAGGATATGAAAGAGTATCAGATTCTAGGGTTTATGATGACGAGTTTACATAATTTTGCTTGTAAATATCAAATTCCTATCGTTACATTTGTACAATTAAATAGAGATGGAATAACTAAAGAATCCACAGACACAGCATCTGGATCAGATAGAATCATTTGGTTGTGTAGCAATTTCACAATCTTTAAACGTAAGAGTGATGAAGAAATCGCAGAAGATGGTTCCGAGGGTGGCAATAGAAAACTAATACCAGTTATTAGTAGACACGGTCCAGGTACAGAAGATAATGATTATATTAATTGTCATAT